CACCTGAACGACGCTCATCCATAATTACCCTCTTAACTGCACGATCAATTGCTACACCAAATTTACTCGCTTGATCTGATGTTTGTGTATCTGAGTTGCCATCACTGTCTACATTAACAGTAATAGTGGTGTTATTTACTGATCCAGTATTTGCCTTACCGAAATCAACAGGGATAGCACGACCATTTGGAAGAGGTACAACAGCTTCGTTCATACCACCTTCGCCGATTAATGCATTGGTTGGACCAGTTACGATGCCCCCATTCGCAAATTCTTTTGGCATTGGGAATGTCGGACCCTCGCCTAAACCAAAATCCTTACCAAAAAAGCTGGTCAAACTAGACCCATCTTTAGGTGCAGGCGTAGAGGTTGTCGGTGCTTTAGAACTACCCATCATGCCAAGAGCAGTTTTAAGTAGCTGGATAATTACCAATTTGGCAATCATTTGGCTAGCCATAGTAAGAAAAGCTTTGCCTACATTTTTAAAGAAGTCTTGGAAGGCTTGTCCAGCAGTCTTGGTCCCATCAATTAAACCTATGATTGCACTTGAAATACTCTCTTCCATAGCACCTGTAATTTCACTGATATGCCCCTGAACATCTGATAAATAAGCTTGAGCATTACTTATATAATCCAGCAAAGCAACACTGCTTGAAGTTTGAGCTTCGGTAAGACCATCAACAGCAGCTCTTTCGGCATCATATGCCGCTGTGATTTGTTGTATTCGGTAAAGAGCTTGCTCTTCATTCATCGCACGAATTGATACTTGATGATTGATGGCACTGATATCCTCAAGCTGCAATCGATCTATTTCCGCTTTATTCATCGCCGCGTCTAAAGCAGGTCCGCCAAAACCTTCCATAATTAGACGGTTGCGTGTTTTTAACATTTCTACCTGTTGTTGCAGGTTTGCAGCGGACTGTCTGCTTTCAGCAGTTGTTGCAAACATACTTTGAGCAAAATTTGCTCTCTGCATGTCTGGTTTTGTGCCCTCGAAGACCTCAGAACGTGTCCTTGCGCCCGATAGCTTGGCTCGTGTCACATCCACCTCTCCTTGCATTCTGAGGGCATCAGGGCCGCCTGCAGAAGCTTCTAAACGGATTTGCGCGGCTGCCAGTTCCGACTCGGCAAGTTTTACGTCCTCAAGAAACTTTTTGCCTCTTGCTTCAAGTTGTTGGTTCTGAAGGAAGTACGTATGAAGAATTGCTGTTTGCGCTGCTTTTTCTGCGGTGAAAGACTGCTCTAAAAGCCCCATACGGCGCTTGTTGTTCTCATTCAGCAAGCTCAACTCAAGCTTTGCGACTTTAAGAACTTCTTGAGCTTGGACCTTCGCTAGACGCCTTGCTGCGTCGGCTGCAGCATTAGAGCCTTGACCTCCTCTTCCACCACGGGCATTCAGCATGTCCTCAGTCGTAAGTAAATCTCCTTTCTTCATGCCATCCTGGCCTTTGCCAATACTCTTGTTAAATTGCTGCTGCAACGAGAAAGCATTTATTGTTGCCTTAGCTAGACGGTCTTCAGCGTCGGATCTTTTAAGTACAACTCTGCCGCCTCGCGCTTGACCGAGATCTAATGTCTCACTGTCACCAAACGCTTCAAGAGCTGCCGTCGCGGCTACCCGCTCCTGAATAGCTTTATTTAATTTATTATCTAAACCAACGTTGTAGAACCTCAACAGTGCCAGTGTTGCGATATTAATAACCTTAGCAATCTCCGCAAATGCATCCTGAAACGCAGCACCAACAGGAGCAAGTAACTTACCCACATTTATCTGTAATTTGGTTAACTCTTTGTCGAGCCTGGCACCAGCCTCTTCAGGCCCTTTAGATAACTTTCTTGCGCTCTCTTCAAACTCTTCAAATAACTTCTTCGAGAATTCAACGAAATCCTCAACAGAAACAGTACCTTGCTCAAGAGCTTGATCTAGCTCAGCCGTTGTTTTGCCCATTGAGCTGGCAAAGAGTGAAACAGCACCCGGAAGTCTTTCGCCTATTTGACCACGAAGCTCCTCCGCACTTACTTTTCCTTTGGAGAATACCTGTTGAGTTGCTAATAAAATTCCGTTTAATTGTTCATTACTACCGCCTAACGCTTTGTTAGCAACGATCATCCCCTGAAAGACAGCTTTTGCATCTTCCGTAGAGACACCCGCTGCTCTGGTGGAGGCCGCTAGACGAGTGAAGTTCTCTGTTGCTGATTGCAAAGGGACATTGTATTTTTCAACAGTGTCTTCAATAATCGCTAAACCTTTTACGGTTTCATCACCTAGAACACCGACCAGTGCTTTTTGAAACTTGCTCTGTTTGGTAGCAGCAATAGCTGCCGCATTGCCATAAGAAATGGTTGCAGCAGTCAGAGCAGCTACACCAGCAATAGCAGCAGTAGCACCAGCAGCGGCAAATCCCGCTACAGAACCAGTTAGTGCTGCAGCCGCCATACCGCCGCGCTGAGAGCCAGCCGACGAAAAAGCTTTACCTACTCCTGCACGCTTACCTACATTTCCCCTGAAGCCTCTTCTGTTAACAGGTCCAGGTGGTGGGGGTACTTTGCTAAGCCTCGACAGTTCATTTCTATAACCTGATGCAGCACGCCTACCTTTTTCTAATTCCTTTGTTGTAGACGCAATCTTGTTCTTGAGTTCCCCTTGGCTCCTAATTACCGCAGGATCAATTACACCAGCTTTTCTAGACGCCTTAGCCGCAGTCTGACCCTTCTTATACGCAATATTTAGCCGCTTAAGCGACATCAATACTGATTTATTCTTTTTCTCCTGTTTGCTAAGACTTTTTTCTGCAGCCTCAGTTGATTTTTGCTGTGCCTTTGTGAAAGCAGCAAGTGCCTTTATCGCACGGCTGTTTTCTACATCGAGAGTAAATGTATAACTACCGTTAGCCACAAAGTTCTAGCGCCGTAGTTTAAGTTTATCGTTTATGTGGTAATTACTTTATTTAATGCTGCAATAACATGGATAGGGATTTTCCGCTGTGTAATGAGTTTCTTAAGTGCCTCCTTCGTGTACAGCATATCTTGATTAGCCTCCTCGTTTATGGGGAATGGCAGAAGCTGATCTAGCGCAATATCAGAACCTTTATCACCACCAAAACTTTTGGCAATAGAAATTATAATCCCAGCCAAACGGGCTGTAGATATGGAGTACATATTTGCTGTCCGTTTCTGTCGATCAGCAGATAAACGAATAATTTCATATACCAACTTCAACGGCATACGCAGGAAGTCCTGCATTGGTAAGTCACGTCCTAAAGGAGCTGAACGAAACTCTGAATACGCTAAAAGTAAATCGATTTCCGAGGTTGCCAAATATTCACGCAAAAAACTGATGCGCTTATCGACAACCTCGTCTGTTAGTTTCCCTCAAGTTCCTCCTCTGTTTCCTCGTCTTCACTGGGCCACCCATTACGTTCCCACTCAACAAACTGGTAAATCTCGTCTAGAAGTCGACTAGGCATCTCACGGGTGTCAGAAATTTCCCAATCACTTAGAAGGGTCCACTTGCTTTTCTCTTTTAATTCTGCCCTGTATCGCATGAACAGAGATACCGTCTGAATCTTCTGCTCACTAACCGACTGGCCTTGAGTTTGGATATCTGCCAACTCATCTACGTAGTCGAAAAGCATCTCTTGATTATCATTTACATCACCGAGTGCATCCAGCGCCTCTTGGATAGGAATATCCCTTTTAGTAGCTACATCCTTAGCAATTTTTAGCAGCGCATACGTATTCTTGGCCTGCTTTCGGGCTAAATCCTCAATACCCTCTATCTCGCCTGCAACTAAGTCTTTGTAGATCGGGAAGCGGAAGGGCTTAATGTCGTAATACTCTTTTTGTCCAAAAAAGATTTTTGAATACTTGCTCATGAAACTATGTAAAAAGATGTATCTGCAGCAACCAATTCATGTGACTGATTTACTGCATTTTTTGGTATTTCTATTGTCAAGCTAGCACCTTCAGCAGAACTCAGTTTTAAAAGTGAACAACAAGAAGGGGCGATGTACACCGCCCCAACTTCGAGTAATTCACCCTTCGTTCTGCAATTAATGAAGTATGACCGGCTATCTTCTGAGATAAGCAGATCAGTTTGCATTAAGCGTACACATCGAGTGGAGTGGTGCTGTTATTCAGCGTACCTACAAAAATCTCTCCTCTACTTTGAAAACTCCAAGAATATTCGATGAGACCATCGCTAGGAGCTGCTTCAGATACACCTGTTACACAAGCTTGGAAGCCACGTACAAAATATAGATAATTGGACGACGCATCCTGACCAAGCAAGGTCAGCATTTCGACGAACACCTCTGTATCAGGGTTGGTTTCTGCACCTAGAACCAGTGAAAGAGCTGTGTCGATGTCGGCATTAGGTGCTCCGCCGGTCAAACTATTGATGAAGAAGGTTGAGCAAGCAAGCTCTCCAGATTGAGTAGTACCGACGCTGTCACGGAAACCGTTGTCGCCCAGCAAGAAGAATTCTTGGGAGGACGGGCTGGGAGTGAACTCAGCTTGGGTAAGACCCTTTAGAAAGTTAAAAGTGCCTGTAGGACTGGTATAAGCGGAGTTTGGGTCGCCTGCGCCGTGGGCGACAGGAGTGAGACGAGCATTGCTGGGGTCAGCGATCCGTACAATTCGGTCGCGTCCCTTTGCAAATGCGCCTCCAGGTAGTTGAGCCATTACTTTATCTCAGAAAAATTGGAGTAATCGGGGATTGTTACCCTCAAGGTCTCGTAAGTGATATCGGTTTGTGGCACGTAAACCACATCTTTAATATCAGGAAACGCTTGAAGTAGGAGTAACCGAGGAGTCTCTAGTGTTTGGGTGGTGTCGTAACTGGTTAGGTTTACGGTCCAAAGCAGATTTAGGAAAACCGACTGAGACATCGTCGGTATGTTCTGAGCGGAAGGGACTTCTTCAATGACACATTCAGTGCCTGTAACAGTCCAATCTTTCGGAACACTCTGGGAACCCCGAACCCAAAGGGCGGGGATAATTGATGAATCAGGAAGGTTGTAAGAACCTATATAAGTTCCTAATACGGAGTCGATTAAACTGCGTACTTGCGATACACTAGCCATCTAACTCTTTCCTAATTATATCCGTAAGAATTTTATCTACGTTCAATGCTTCTACAGCATCGGTTGTCCAAGGGCGGGCTCGATAAGAAGAACCTGCCATTAACTTAGGACCGTCATGCACAACTGCTGCATATTTGACAGTACTGTCTCCCCAAGTCCACTGCAAAGTGGTCGGACTTATACGTTCGGGCCGCTTTGAGGCTAATAACTTACCTAAATCGACAATATCGCGAAGTCCTGCTTTAATATGTTGCTTGTTTTTACGTAAAGTGTCATTGTCCCAATACCAGTATTTGTTCGTCATCTGACGATCAAACTCTTGATCAAGTATCGGCTGCACTTTAGTGGCTGCTGCGATGACTGCCTGTTTGAACTCAGGCAGTAAATCTGACGGTTGAGTGCCAGAAGACTTTCCTTTAGATCTTTTACTCATCCGGTTCTACCTACTTGCTCAAAGACACCAACAAAATTCTGAAACTGTGAAGCCCTAGCAATTGGAAGAACGTTAGTCCCAATATCAACTAGTCGAACCGTACCTTGTACTCCGTTAATAACGGCCTGTGCAAGTGCCCCTACCTTAACTTTTTCAGAAAATACTGAGGGTGATAATAACTTACCTGTACAAACAAGATCGCCCAGGTTCACACCTTCACGAACATCAGATTGGGCAACGTTTAGTTGGATATTACAGGTATAAGCTTCTTGAACATCATTCTGGACTCGGTTTTTAGTATAAGGATCTACCGAAAAAGATCCATAAACTGCGAACGTCAGTACTGAATTATCAAACGGTGCGTAAAATCCCATTAGTAACAGAACCCCGTCAAACCAGGGAGACCTTCTCTCATAAAGAGATAGGTAGATCCATAGACGGTGTCAGCAAAAGTACGGCCCGCTGCACCCGCATATCGTTCGATACGTGGAGAGTTTGCAACACCAATCTGCTGACCAATGGACTGCGTACGGGAGGCCAGTAGATGAGCTGCCATGTAATTGACGGCATCGTCGTACTGGTCCCCCCATACATCAGAGCTGTTCTGGCGTTCAGCTTCACCGATCGTTGCGGTTATGACCGTTGTTTCAAGATTATTGAACTCTGGAAACCGAGCGAGAAAAGTGGAGCTGGTAACCGCCATTAACCTTCTCCTTCAGTGATCGCTTTGACCCGCTTATTGATGGCGTTCTTGATCCGAACACGATTCTCGACATAGTCCCACTCCTTGAGCAGATCTAGATCGAATGTCATGTTGATGGCATCCAGAGCATCCTTAACGGGCATCGTGCCCAATGCGCCCTTGGAGGTGATCGGGGTGTCCGTAGTTAGCTCAACGTCGTCTTGGACACGGAGAGCACCTAGTTCGAGCAATTCAGCAACCAGGGGCATCAGTTTGACTTTGTCCCAAGTTGAGGAGTCAACATCACGGTTGACTCCAGACTTGAATTGCACATATTCCGAGCTACCCGTTTTCTCCCCGATAAAAGAGAAGCCAAGAGTGACTTCCTTATCGCGGGGTGGATTTTCGAGTTGAGGGGAGTAAGTAACAATCATTTTCTGAAGGAGAATAGTTTTTTAATTAGGCTCAAGCCTTTTCGACGTACAGGAGACTCTTAGGGAAGTACGTCGCGCAACCGCCGATACGGGCGTGAGCGGCAACGGAAAATTCCAAATTCGTCCTTACAGGTGCCAAAAATTCCAGAGTCTTAGGAATATGGAGTTCGAGCTTCTCAGGGCTACGGTCGTAGCAGAGAATGCGGTCCTTACTCAGCACAGACTTGCCAGCTTCCAGATCAACAATCGGCTCGATGGAGCGGATAAATGGGTTGGTCCGAAGGAAGAATTCCATAACGGTGGAATCCGAGGTGCTCGAACGTGCCGTCGTCGAAATAATACGGAATACGGAGTAAGGAACAAGCATCGTATTGGGAGATTCTTTTTGATTAGAACCACTAACAATACGAGTTGGGGCCTCATTTAGAAGCTCCAGCATCTCATCTGGGCTGGCTGTATCAAACCATTTGTTAGGCACTACTTTATCAACTTGGTCGCTGTTGAATAGTCCCTTCATGCCAGATGCAGCATCACCGAAGTAGGCAACATCTTGGACTTTTTCCTCATATGCACGGCGGACTGCATTTGCCCTCCGTTGCTCCAGATTCATACCTGGAATGGTGGCAGCAGCCCGCACTTCTTGAATAGAATAAGCAAAGCTCGCCCCAAGACTACGAACTGGCAAGGTTACTTCCTTACGCAGCACGTCAGCGCGAGGCAGGTCGCTTGCACGATCCTGAATCATCGCCATCTTGCCTTGAGCATCGAACACGCGGTACGTGTAAGAATCTGCGGCTTCTGAAACGGCTCCACTAACCGGAAGTACAGTCGAGTACTTGATATCGGCGTAAGATGTTTCAAAAGTTTTGGCTAGGATCTGTTCCAGCTCACGGCTTAGAAACAGACCTACTTCGTCGTTACGAAAATCAGACATAATAAACTCCTAGTTATCAAGTATCGGCGTTAACAGCGAGTCCAGGGATATCAATCTCGAGGAGAGCGATACCACCAGCAGCACAGCTACTTAGCCAACGAGCGCCTGCGGTGACCTCAAATGTCTTACCGGCAGCAGCAGTCTTGCCGAACCTACCTGCAAAGGCTCCTGTGCTTGATGCAGAAGCACCATCTGTGTGATACAGACGGACAGCATCGCCAACAGCGATGGCGTCCTTGCTGAACACATAACAGACGCCTTTAGAAGCAACGTTAAGGCTCTGAGTTGTGGGATAACCTTTACGGCCATCTGCAGTAGCTTCGGCTTTAAAAGTGTTGGAATCGAGTGCAATACCAATTACGCCGGTCGCAGCTGCGCCAGCAGGAAGTTTTGCAGATTGATCAGCAGCACCGGAAGCATTAGTCAGAACAGCATGTCCAAAAGGAATAACTGCACCTGTCTCGTTCATGTACGAGCGGCTTACATAAGCCTGCAAGTCACCCAGCATGCCTTCATGGCCGCGAGTGAGATTTTGTGGGTATGAACCCTGGACTCCAGCGGGGTTGCTGACCAGGGACTCCGAATACGAAATAGTCATTGATAATTTCTCCTATCAGGCGGTAGCGGAAAGATCTTGCTTCCATGCGTTAAGCAGTTGCTCACGGTAGGAATCAGTCGCGTCGTTCTTTTCAACAGCTTTCACTTGAGCGATAGCTGCACGAACTTCGGCAACGTTTGAGCCATCATCTTCAGGCACAAAGTCGGAATCAGCTTTGATTTCCTCTTCGTCCTCAGTGATATCCTCCATAGCAGCCAGAACACCATCTAGAACGCCTAGAAGGTAATCTGCACTGGCATCTTCCCGAGCTTCTTTCTCGAATACGTTGGCGTAGGCGAGCGACATGATTTGCGCTTCGTCTTCACCATCGAATTTGAATTCTTCTGGGAGTAGAGGAGCAAATTTGGTGAGAGCCTCGATACGCTTATTGACTGCTGCATTAATTTCAGCAGCATCAGTGCGTTGCTCAGATTCAGCAACGGCATCAGCCAATTGCTTCTCAAGCTCATCGATACGTCCAGCAGCGGCGTGCTGGATTTCGGTTTTTTCGGTTGTTACGGTCTGGAATTCTGAAACTTGTGCGTCCAGCTTTTGCTGAAGTTCCGCCTGAGTGCGCCCAGCCTCCTTTACGAAGGATTGGACCGCGCTTGCAGCATCTGCGGTAAGTTCGATTTCCAAACCATCGAGGTTAATTCTGGCCATAGAAATAGCGGGCGAATTCGACGGTTTTACGATTTCTGCCACCGCATCATTGCGGTCACAGGAATCAAGTAGTAGGCGAGCGGCTTTTCCGGCACGGGCCTTAGAAACAACGGCAATATGATTGACGGAAATGTTTCTTTGGATGCCGTCATAAGACTCACCTTCAGGCGTTACACCAGGCGTGGGATCGTAGTCAACGCGATAACCCGCGCTGACTTCCTGTGTGTCTCCTCTCTGAATTGAATCAATCGCATCTTGATCAGTAATGATCAATGCAACCTCAACAAATCCATCAGAGAATCGAACATGCGAGCCCGCATGCCCAACCTGATGCAGCTTTGTGTTCTTCGCATCCAACAGAACGCTTGGGTGATTAAGCGTTACTGCCTTCATGCCGAAGGAAGCTAAAGAATCTGGGTTCGATACTTCGTCTTCTGGCCGATACTCACGCACTTGCGAGCCATCGCCACGGGTGTAAAGCTGAGTACCCACACGGGCTGCCTTACACCAGACTTTCAGATAACCTTCGTCCGTGGTTTCGGACTTGGAAATCTGGCCGTAATCGTACCTAGAAACTTGTCCCATACTTTAAACATAACGAATAATAAGTTCGTAAGTATGGAAACCTAGTTTTTATCTTAATTAATAAGGTAAGGATCGAGATCAACAGCATCGCATCTCAATGCTTGAAACCTAACTGGCATCCAAGTCACTAAGGTTAGCTGACCCAGAACATCAAAAGGCACCAACCAAATCTTGTCATAGTCCAAATTGATTAGAGCGTAAAAATCAAAGTCGCCTTTTTGATACTTGACTTTATTGCTCTTTTTGATGGTGGCGGAATAACTGGTATTCCCTCTTGAACAAGGAAGCTTTGACATGGTTTTGACCTGGACGGTCCTCAACTCACCTTGCCAATCAATAATGAAGTCGATGCAATGGATGTCATAGCGGGGTGCCGCTATAAGAATCCCTTGATCAAGAAAATGTCGCTCAAAGAACAACTCACCGCGCATTCCCGTGAAGACACTTCGCTTTCCGGCAGCTTTTTTCTTGGCTGCCGTTATTTTGTCGGCAGTAGTAGCGGAAGCAGAAAGCAGGTTCTTAGAGCCTCTACTCCTGTGTAACGCAAAAACTTAGTAGCTGTTTTTCTTGCGATAACTGTCCATGATCTTGGCAAGTCGTGCCCTAACATTTTTTGTTTTCGGTGAACCGTCCTTAAGCATCTTGCCTAGACGACTCGTATCGTTTGAGGTTTTGTTCAGCCGTTTTAGTGCCTTATTAAGGTCGTCACCTCGAAAAGCTCCTGACATCGATCCGTGCTTCTCTTTATAGAGTCGCTTGTACTGCTGCACGACATAGCCAGACGCATAAGCACTAGGCCACACGCTGAATTTACGCTTAGCTGCAGCAACGGCTTTGGCATGCAGCTTCTTGTCTTGAAATTTACTCACAGCACTTCGTCGATATTGCGGCCAATCTCTCCAGCATTAGGAGTCATGTCATCCGAATAAGGCTTCTTTTTCTTTTTGCCGTCTGAGTACTTGCGGTACGCACCCATATCCTCAAGACGCTTCTTGTAAAGAGCGTCCCGTGCTGCAAGAAATTTTGATTTAGTCGACTTTTTATTGTGCTCGTCGATGTTTTGTTGTGATTCCATGAACTCTTTATGTGATTTGCCGGGCATGTACAGCAGCTCGCCGGACTGTCCCTTATGTGTGTGGCTGCCTTCCAGACCAAGCGCCTGAGCCGCTTCTATTGCTTCTGCCTTAGTAGTAAAAGTGAAATTATTAGCCATCACTTCGGGCAGGCATTGGTCTGGAACTATCAAAAGCAGCAGGGCCATCATTTAACTGAATGCCCATGTCCCTAGCGTAACTAATAACTGAAGATCGATGTTTGTTCCTGATCCTGTCAACTCTGCTATTAGTATCGAATTCACTTACTGAATAAGGAAGCAGAAGGCAACGGCAGAAGTAATGGCGATTAGCATTTCCAGCATTCGCTTTAAAAATACGACCTGCTTGCGCGGCACAATGTGGACAGACCCTTTCGTCGTCCATAGCTCTATACCAAACCAGTCCAATACCTTGCTCCGAATAATAGAGCTTGGTTGCGTTATGCCTGACTCTGGCCGCTTCAGTAACTACTACGGTCTTAGAATGATTTTTAGTCTTATTAAGTAGTCTCTTCAATACTTCTAAAGTTTCTTTAGGAGCCGAACTAGCTATTAACCCTGACGCAATCGCCGTCGATACGGATTTTGAAAATGATTCTGCATGTAGTCCTATGTAGCCTCTTGCTCTACGAGCTTCTCCTGACAGGATTCCTGCTGAAACGCTTACAGCGACAGGAGACTCTATTAGAGGCCGTGACAATTCACTTGCTAGATCCAAACCGAGAAGTGCGGATTTCTGCAGTAAATCATCCAGAATCTGCTGAATCTCATCAATCTCGGCTTCAGGAGGAAGAAGCGGAAGAAGCTCGTACAACAGCTCCTCTCTCGTTGCAATCAATGATGGAGATTTTTGTAACCCGGAACCCATACGACGAACCAGATTAAGTAACTCCTGGTCAAGTATTGCCCAAACCGCTGCAACCGCAGCCGCAAATTGTTCTTCTAATTGCTGATCATTTGCTTGTACAAGTTCGTCTTCCATAACTAAATTAAATCATTAAAGAACAAGTAGTTATACAAAATTACATAGAGATCTTTTGACAACTGATCTAAATCGGCTTGCTCATAAGGATCTCCACCAGGCCAGTTCTTATGAGCTAGTGCAACACACCGATGAATACGTTTAAGTGCCGTCAAATTGCAGTGTATTTCGACAGGAATCTCTTCTTCTGTCATAGTTTTGTGGATTTAGGATCCCAATAAGGCTGCAGATGCTCAATATCCAGAGCAGTCAATTGCTGCAAACCACTGACAGTGCCATCTTCTGCAAAGTGACGTAAGGCCCGATTTGCTGATCGTGAGGAGTAAAAGCCCATTAGTAGCGGGCCAGAGACAATAGTCTCGTCATCACCTTTTAGGTATCCCCTATAGATCTTCTTGTCGTGTAGACGAGCGCCAATCAAAACAACGGGTTCTGAATCATTTCGTTGGCCGTCCTCATGAACGACATGGGCAGACCTATAAATGCCATTCGTAGGTGATGCTGCCAGCTTCAAGCCATGCATGATCATGAAGTCGGAAACGTCAGCTTTAAAGCCAGTGGGCTGAAAATCCGTTTCCTCTTCCACCTTCTCGCCTTTGCCTTCTTCAAGTGCCTTGCGTTGGCCTTCAAAACCTTGGAGAGCAGCCTCATTTTGCATCTCCCTCCTTGCAAGTAAACGCTTCTCCTCTTCTTTGTGCAACACAGTGTCGATCTGATATTCAGTCCCGCCAAAACGACTAGCGCGAACCTCCATAGGGGTAATGCAACCCGCGTTCATATAAATTTGATCGGAAAGCGCAATCTGCTGCCTCAAATTTGCACGATCAGCATCTGAAGTCGCGAAATAAGGAGGGAAATAAACCGCCCATTCAGCCGGAACCTTGCCGTTTGTAGGACCATTACGCATCTGGAGGATGATGGCGAAATATTCAAATAACGCACGTCTCAAGCTGTGGTTTTGATACCGCTCAATTGTGGAGGCCCAAAGCTTGTCCTCAAATTTGCCTGATTCGCTTAGTCCACCCGCAGGACTCATTCCAAATAGAACAGGTTTCGGGCAATCCGCTGCAGCAACAAGGTCGTCCAACAAACGGTCAAAAATATCCTGAGCACCACCTAAACTTCGAGCAGCAAAAGACACATCTTCTTCAGAATCCAATATCATTCCGCCGTAAATAGACCGCGATAAAGCATTGGCTTCTAGACGAGCTTTAAGTGCGGATTCGCGACCTGCAGCGATTTTCTGGCTCACTCCTGGCGTCTTATGGACGAACAAGTCCATTTCGTTGAGCATCGTAGATAAACCGTCCGTGGCTCCTCGATAACGCTTGAAAGGCTCGAAGAACGGTTGTAGAGCGGAAAGTCCCCAGCCGTGATTATTAAGGCGTTGTTGCCATGGGAGGTATAACCCGTCAAACCTGAGAATACGGCTGGAATGCACAAGCAAATATTGAAGATCATTATTTTCGCTAACTGATTTACTCGTACTAATTCGATAAAATTCAGGATTCCTGTAGTTCAGGTAATCAAACTGGTCTGGGCAGATCTCCTTCTTAGACAGGGGTACAAGATCGACAATATCCCTGACTCGAGAGGGATCCATCGGCTTATTAGGCTCTAAACCGTCATCGCAGACCATGAAAAGGGCTGCACCGCCATAGATGCGCTGAAGCTTGAGTGCTTCCTCGAAATAAGAAAAAACTTCGTTGTGCTCAAGGTAATCCTCAAACTTTTGAAGGATTTTTTCGTGGCCTTCAAGTTCCTCTGCGAATTTGATTGTTGGCCGCTTTGTAAGGGCTGCTTCAGCAAAAATATCGACAACACGACGACATAAAGGGTCTAAATACAAAGCCTCCAGCTCCGCATCAGCCATAATGCCCTGATTTTGAATTGCGTAATATGCACTCTTATCTCGCTTGGTCCCAAGACCAGTAATAGCGTTGACAAGAGCGCCATCTTCTCTAAAACCAAAATCATCAGAAGTTTCAGTCAAACTTCGTGCCAAACTCTTCAAACTAATCTTAACTAAATATTTTTAGACCATATCCAACCAGTCGGCAGTGGGTGTATTAGCAACGGCTTGCACAGCTAGTGCTAAAGCCATAACGGAGTCATCATGACTACCTTCACCAGCTCGCCGATCACCATTTTCCATCTGCTGGAACATCAAAAGCTCTTGATAAAAGGGCTCACGGGGTAAAAGCAGCTCTTCACGCTCGAGCAAGTAGGCGACACGGTCAGTATTGGAGATTTTGTTAGGGCGATTAGTGTTGTAAGGCTCCACCATATATTTTGCAAGCTTTTTAGACAGAATCTCTGAAACAACCGCACCAACACCGTTCTTTTCGACAATTACTTTTGAAGGCATAAAGTTTTCGGCCTGCTCAATAATTTGATTTATACAGAAATCACTAGATTTTTGCCTGACTCTAAATACGTTGACAACCCTGTAAGGAACTTTGGTTATGTCCAACACAATTGAACACCAATAATCATCCCCGCCAGCGGCGGGGTCACAAGCAATTAGGTAATCCCTATTTATAAGTCCAGACTCATAACACTCCCCATTACAAGCAAGTTCAACAAGATCAGGTGCATAAATCTGTGCCTCTGATGCGATGAAATCGCACTCATATTCCTGACGCCAAGATCTGAGAGACAGTCTGGATTTCTTGCGAGTGGTCTCTGCCCAACCCTTTTGCTTGGAATAAATAGGAATATCGCTGTAGTGGATCAGAAATCTGTTCCAACCCTCTTCCTCAGTGGTGTGCCAGAGGTTGCTGAACATGTTGCCCAAACCATTGGGCGTACTGATCAAAATAAGTTTTCCGCCTTTAATTGGATCATTTCCTAGTGTCGCCATCGTCGGCTGTACTGCCGTGTAGATGGACTCGCAGCCGTCCAGAAAAGCGGCCTCATCGAGGACAATTGTCGATACGCTAGGAATTCCACGCGCCGCGCGAGATGTCGCAGGTAGAAAGTAAATCGTTCCAAGATTTTTGAAACTCAGCTCACTATTTGATTCTGTCGTGAACTCAAATGTGGAGCCTGCAATGCTGGCTGCTTGTTGTCGAATTCTCTTACCAAGTGAGCCAGAATCAGTCGCTGTTTTACTAAATACAACCGCTGAAAAGCCAGGCTCCGTAAGGGCTCTGCATAGTAAGTAACTACATACAGTTTCGGATGCTCCGACCTGTCTGCTTTTCAAAATAATAGTGTACTGATTCTCACATATTGACTTAACTAGTTTCTTCTGAATGTCAAAAGGCTCGAATTTTTTGACTGTTCCACCAGACCGGATCCAGGTCAACGGGGCAAAGTCATACCACTTGTCGGCTGTCGGATATTCAGGTATAAAACCCTCAGCAATAATCTGCCTACGGTATGCCTCTGATTCAGCTTGTTCCTGGTGAAATTTTTCTAGCTGATTCAATCTCGATAAAGCTCTTCCTTGCATTGCCTTCTAGTAGTTCAATACGACGCTCGATAGCCCTAGTTTCATAAGACCTAGTAGCAGTATCAATTATCAGTTTTATAGCCTGGATTTTTGATGCTGTATTAACTTCAGGATCGTTGGATTCAACAATCTCTTGCAATTTCTCGATGCATGCTGGCAGCGCCTTCGTGGTCGCTCCAAATGATTGGTGAAATATTTCCTGCTGATAGTTCCATACAAGCTCATTAAAATCTGCACGCTTGCGCCACATGCGGATGCCCTCAATAGAGGAATGAGAGAACTTTGCGGCGACTTTATA